CATATCTGAGCCTCTTCGACAGAAAGTTACTGTCACAGAGCTCGTTGAGAAATTCTTTTCTTTTGGTAAGTTGTTCATCTCTAGGATAGCTTTAGCTTTCGAATCTGGAAATGCAGATTTGTTTTTTAGAGCTGAAGTTAAAAGCGCCTATGAGGATGAGTTCACTTTTATCAAATCCCAGAAGATTCATGTTGATTTAGGCCGAGAGGCACAGATTGATGATGAAACTTTTGATCGCCGTGTTCATGAATGTATTGAGACCACATTGACATTTTTGGACACATGCAAGCCTAACGAGAAGTATTACTATTCGAATAAACTTGCTATATTGCGAGAAATACAATCTTCCAGAGTATTGGCAAAGAAAGAAGGCATTCGTGTAAAGCCTTTTGGAATGCTTTTATTCGGAAAATCTGGTGTTGGCAAGTCCGCAATTGCCAACGCTATCACCCGGTATGTTCTCCAAGTTAATGGCTATGATGCTAGTCCTCGAGCTGTAGTTTCATTGAACACTGAAGACAAATATCAATCAGAATTCTCAACCTTTCACGAGGGAGTAATATTTGATGATATGTGTAATACGGCCTTAGACCGCACGGATGGGTCGCCCACTTCACCATTAATCATGTTTTTGAATAATATACCGATGGCTGCCTTAAATGCTAATGCTGAATTGAAAGGGATGGTGATGATCGAACCCAAGGTCGTTACTGTCACTACCAATATTAAGGATTTGCATTCCAACCAATTGTCGAATGAGCCACTTTCTATAAACAGGCGCTTTGAAGTTACCATCACGCAGAGGGTTCGTAAAGAATACTGTAAAGAAGGGACTGATATGCTTGATAGCAAGAAAGTTGCACATATGGCAGGGCAGCAATTTCCAGACTATGCTCTTTTTACTTGTGAAGAGCCGCGCTATAAAGACAATACCACAGGAGATAAATTCAAATCTGGCAAGACGCGTTCTATAGAATGGAAAATTATGAAATTTGAAGGAAAAGAAATGAAAGATATTGATATCAAAACACTGTTGCGTTTTTTGAAATCGTTGTCTAATGAACATTTTGAATATCAGGAATCATTCGTAGCCAAACAAAACGCTATGGAAAAGATTGATATGTGCAAATGCGGATTGCCAATTGACATGTGTGATTGTAAATTGGATTCGCAAGCAGGCTTTGAAGCGTATGATCAAGTCGTTAATTTTCTTTCAGAAATGGAATTAGAGTTCGTTGAATGGGCGAATGATTGCATGCAAGCATTGATTTTGTCTCAATGCGGACCGGCGATAATTGCATTTCTTATGCGAAATAAGCTCAAGAAAATTCTTAGGGATACTCTTCCTAATTATCTTACTTTCTTGGGTGTCACACTTTGCGTAGTTTCATACAATGTCTGGTGTTCTTGGTTTGTTCTTACAGCAATATGTTATGGGCGCTATCTCTCTGACCGGTATTATGCTGTGCGGGAGGTAGAAATTGCCAAACTTGTCAATCTTCCCCGACCTTCGCAATATCTTAAAAGATTATGTCGGAGGAAGAAAGTGAAGATTGTATTGCTGTTGGTATCATTAGGCTTGTGGAAACTTTTTGTTGCCCAAGCCAGAAAGTGGTGGAACTCAAATCAGAATCCAGTCAAGATCCCGACAAGTCAAGCTTCCAAACCGGTTAGCATTATTAAGAATATGAAACCATGGCAGCAGATGACAGAACATTGGGATACTTTTGCCCGTGAACGCCAATATAGGTTTGGTGATGCGGGCATATCTGAAAAATCACGAACGATAACTACCGAGAATTTGACAAAATTAATTGGTAATAAGTTGATGATAGTTCAGAAAGAGAATGGGCGATTTTGTAATGTCGTGCCATTGAGGAGCAACGTATTATTGTTACCAAATCATATGGTTACTTCTAAAACACAGTATGTCACCCTTACTAAATTGGGTGGCCACATGTTTAAGAATATGCCATTGGATAGCAACGTTGCAAAGCGGATCCCGGGTACGGATCTTGCTGTTTGGTATTGTCCTGGCGCTGGATTACACAGGGACATTATTGATTATTATCCCAAAGACATTGATGAAGGAAAGAAGCTTGAGTGCTTTACTCTTTTTAACAATAAGGGAAGAATAGAACAATATCCCAACATGACAGCAACACGCAGGACTGTAATTACAACTGAAGGTGGTATGTTCAATGGCTTGAGATACAGATTCCCTGTTGAGACAGAAGGAGGAATGTGTATGTCTGCCTTGATTGGTAATGTGAAAGGGCAACCTTTTATTGCAGGGCACCATCTTGGTGGAATTGGACATACTGGAGCAGCTGGAGTCGTGACTCGCAAGCAAATTTTGGACACTATCTCTGAATTAGATAAAAGTCCTGGGATTTTGGTGTCACATTCCGCAGTTCCCTTGGAGACCAAAAGCATGGGTATTGAGTTTGGACCTTTGCGCGCGCCGCACGAAAAGTGTCCGACCAATGAATTGGAGTGTGATGCAAAAGTTCGTATCCATGGAGGCCACTCTCTCGTGACCGCTACAAAGCGTTCGAGTGGGGTGGTCACTTCTCTTATTTCCAAAAATGTCTCTGAAATTATGGGAATTGAGAAAATACATGATAAGCCCCCAAATATGGGCAACATCAAACACAAGAGAGTGGATTTGGATGGTAAAGTTGACACTGCTACCAAGTTCGATTCTCAGTTGCTACAAAAGTCAGCTGTGGATTATTCGCTTCAATTAGAAGCCATACCCAAAAGTGAGCTTGTACAGGTCGGGAAGATTTCTGATGATGTCAATTTAGCTGGGTATGACGGTGCTTTGGGATTCAATGCTATGAATTTTGCCACTTCTGTGGGTTTCCCAGGAAAGGGCCCGAAGACACAATATGTCGTAAAATCGGAACGTGATGTTGAAGGGATATCTTGTCCCCGAGATGTCGATCCCATGATTTTGAACGAAGTTGCAAAAATGGAAAAGTGTCTCCTTGCAGGAGAATCTGTTAATGCCATTTTTAAAGCTTCATTGAAGGATGAGCCTACAAAAATGACTAAGGATAAGGTTAGAGTTTTTGCTGCTGCAAATTTCCCTTTTACATTCTTAGTCCGTAAATATTTTCTGTCTCTTGCTGCATTGGTACAGCGCAACAGAATTCCCACTGAATGTGCAGTTGGAGTGGTTGTTCAATCTCCTGAATGGACAGAGCTCTACGAGCACATAGGTAGAAATGGTTGGGATCGCGCAGTCGCTGGCGATTATGCCAAGTTCGACGGGCGCATGAGTCCCCAATTTATGCTTGCAGCGTTTAAGATTTTATTAAGTCTTGCGGAGAGAAGTGGAAACTATGACGTAGACGATCTCATTATTATGAGAGGGATTGCCACTGAAATATCGTATCCCACTTATGATTATTTTGGGACTATTCTTCAATTTATGGGTTCCAACCCTTCTGGACACCCTATGACAGTTGTTGTTAACAGCATGGTCAATTCTTTGTATATGCGTTACGTCTATTACGCCATAGCACGGGATAAGAGGTGGTGGCGCGTTCCTCCTTTTAAGGAGGCGTGCTCACTAATGACCTATGGAGATGACAATATTTTTACAGTCGCTAAATCGTTTGATGCTTTTAATCATACTGCGATTGCAGAAAAATTTTCGGAGGTCGGCATTACCTATACAATGGCCGATAAAGAAGCTGAATCAGTGCCCTTCATCACTTTAGATGAAGCTTCCTTTCTTAAGCACTTTGCTAGATTTGATGAAGAATTCCAATTATACAGGTCGCCTGTGGAGGAAGATTCTATTGCCAAAATGTTGCACACTCATCTCAAGTCCGAGACTCTCAACATGAAGCAGTCTAGCGCTGAAGCTATTCAAAATGTAGCACTCAAATATTTTGAGTGCGGCAAAGATATATACGACATGCGCGTCAATCAACTCGAAGAAGTTGCACGTAAGACCGGGATTCTGGGCTACGTGGGACCAATTATGACTTATGACGAGCGTGTCGCATGGTATCGCAAGAAGTTCCAACTTTAGTTGGACTTCTTTTGGCCCTTCGCTGGGCCCTTGTACCGGCGGCCACCGCAACTATGCGTTGGATAAGCTAAAAATAGTTGCATGTATTTGATTAACGCATGGTGCTTGTAGGTTCTGCATTACCTATACACCATGGACAGCTATACATGTAGTCTTGTATATTGTTATTTAGCAATGGGGTGACGCCCAACAAAATAGCACTTTTATGTTGTCGATTGATGTACCGCACATAATAATTCATAAAATACATTACTAATTTACAAACAATTATAGAGGGTGAGGACCTCTCAGAAAACCTCAACCCTGGTTCTGTTACGCAGAACCATAGCAATGTCGAAGTTTATACCGAATCAGAGATTGTTATGCGCCTTCTTGAGCGCAATAGAGACTTAAGATTAAAACTGACGAAGAAGTACCGGCATGTGTATCAGTTGATGCGCCGAGTATCTCAACTTGAAAGCATGATTTATACGTCTCAATCGGGTCAAGTTTCAGATGATCAACCCCCACCAGGAGTTCAGGAGTCTGAGATGGCCCCCATGTCTAAGGAACAGATCACTTCCTTCGCAGATCAAGATGCAGGTTGGGTGACAGAGAAAGTTGGATATTATGACCCTACTATGGATCTTGCCAACAATTCTGATAGTGATTTGGGAAATTTTCTCAAGCGACCTATTCGTCAATCAGCCCAGACATGGATAGTGGGGCAATCACTTTTTTATAAGTTTAACCCTTGGACTGCCTTTTGTGAGAATCCATATGTTCGCGATAAAATCAAAAATTTTCAACTTTTGAGGATGAAGTTACACGTGAAGATGGTCATATCTGGTACCAAATTTCATTATGGTCGTGCATTAGTGGCTTACAATCCTTATATTCTAGATGATCAGGTTACTATTGATAGAGACCATTTCGATCAAGATTTGATTGCTGCTTCGCAGAAACCTCACATCTTTTTGAATCCTACAAAGAATACTGGGGGTGAATTGTCTTTACCATTTTTCTATCCAAAAAATTATTTTAGTATCCCTGAAGCTGATTGGAGAGAGATGGGAGAAATCACTATGACTTCTTTTGGTAATTTGCTTCATGCGAATGGAGGCAACGATCCCGTAACCGTTACTACTTACATTTGGGCTGAAGATGTTGTGCTTACGGTTCCCACTTCCTACGATCCTCCTCTTGTTTCACAGAGTGGTCGTAGCAATGTTATCAATTCGGGAGATGAGTACGGTAGTGGTATCGTATCCAAGCCTGCTGCCGCTATTGCTAAGTCAGCTGGAGCTTTATCTCGTTTACCTATTATTGGACCTTATATGACAGCTACACAAATTGGAGCCAGTGCAGTAGGTCGTATAGCACAATTGTTCGGGTATTCAAGGCCAAACATCATTACTGACACGTTAATAACTAAACCGCAGCCTGCTGGGAATCTCTGTAATGTCGATGCGGCGGATGCTGCTGTAAAGCTCACGCTTGATAGCAAAGCCGAGTTGACAGTTGATTCTAGAACTGTTGGTTTAGACGGTTCTGATGAGATGGGGATTCTTGATTATTGTAAGCGAGAGTCTTTCTTGACTTCATTTGCGTGGAATCCTAATACTAGCGCAGATACCATGTTGTGGAATTCTCGTGTTACTCCACAACTTTATGATACTTTGCTTGATGAAGAAATTCACATGACGCCTTTATCGCATATGGCGACAGCTTTTGATAGGTGGCAAGGATCCATCAAATTTAGATTCCAAGTAGTGAAAAGTGATTTTCACAAAGGGCGACTTTTGGCTAGGTGGGATCCTAGCTCTCTGACTTCAGAAATTAGTTACAATACCAATTATTCTAGGGTGATTGATATTGCTGAGACAGATGATTTTGAAATTGTGGTTGGCTGGGGTCAAGCATACCCTTGGGTGAAAACCGGGGAACCCTTGCCATATGCGACAAATTTCTCCGATGCGGTTCGTCTTGAAAATGACACTGATATTCAAAATGGAATCTTGGATATTACGGTCTTAAATGATCTGACAAGTCCTGGTATTGACGCTCCTATTAGGATTAATGTGTTTGTTTCAGCTTGTGATGATTTCAAGTTAGCATCCCCAACCAATGAGAAAATGGCTGGTTTGCATTTGTTTAAGGAACCACCTGGTGATCCGTTTGCAGGAACAAAGCCGGCGTTACGCCCGGAGCCGCAACTTGAGGTTTTGACCTCACAAAGTAGTGTTCCTAATGTGGAAACTGGAGATACAACTATGTCTGATAAGCCAACTGGTCCCTCTGAAATTATGCCAATAGCTAAAAAAGCGATTCAGGAGGATTCCACATATTTAGTTTATTATGGCGACCCGCCAAGTTCTATCAGAGAATTGTGTAAAAGATATGTTTTTACGCGTTGGTGGACTCCAGCCGATTCGCCCGAGAACAATTCTGTTCAAATTGCTGAGTTGATAAACAAGGATTTACCTTATCACACTGGTTATGATAAAAATGGAGTAGATATTGCTTCAGATGGTACCACACAGCTGACTGTGG